CAATCTCCGTGAAGTCCATATTGAAGAGGGTGGTTCCGGTAGTGGTCATTTTTTAGCCGTCTTTGCAGAGTCAATAAACGCCTGAGCTGTAGGCGCACCTTTTTGCCCGGGCTTGCGCATTTTCTCACCACGCGCACGCTTAGCATGGATGTTAGCGTACAGGCCAACTTTACCGCCTTCAGCGTACTGCGTGAAGTCAGTATCGTCCCGGCGTGCTTTTTTCACGCCTTTGGGCATTTTACTGGGGGACACCGCCCCCATGCCGCGACTGGCCATCATTTTTTGTACATCCCGCCGCCACACATAGCGATCATTTTGCCTTTAGTTTTGCCTTTTTGGGCAATGCCATCAGCACGGCTAGACGCCGAACTAGCTTTGCCGCCCTTGGAAAAATTCATTGTCCAACGAGCGCCGTAGCCTTTGCCAACTCTAGCTGGCTGCAAATCACCACCAAATAATTTCATAGCTGTCTCCTTACATTTTTCCGCCACTGCACATGGCGATCATTTTGCCTTTAGTTTTACCGCGTCGTGCGAACAAACCCAGTAAGTACGACAGTATCCGCCCTTCTGGCGAAGAAGAGCGCTTGTCTACTTCCAAACGAGAAGGCCTAAAAGACGCCGCAGTAGGAACAGCTTTGGCACCCGTTGCGGTTGCTTTGGAAACTGCTCTAGGCCGTAGCGGATCAAACAAAGGCCCTATTGGTGCCGGGGCTGACCACCTTATGGGCGCAGCTTCTCGTGCGTCAAAATCTGCCAAAGAAGCCGCGGATTTTATTAAACATGGCGGTGAGCGGTACATGAGTGCTAAAGATAAAGAAGAATCTTTGGACCGTGAACTTGAAAGTCAAAACCGCCGCGAAGCTCGTGGTATGAAAACGGGCGGGTCAGTTTCTGCGTCACGTCGCGCCGATGGAATTGCCCAGCGTGGTAAAACACGGGGTAAATATATATGACCGAACACCACGAGACCACCAAACACATTGTTGACGCACTGTCGATAGTGACCGTTGTAGGAACCCTAGTAGAAATGTTGCCGTCAATCGCTGCCGTATTTACGATTGTGTGGACAGCTATCCGCATCTGGGAAACCGAGACGGTCCAAAACATGTTTGGTCGAAAGGGCAAACAAAATGCCGAGTAGTTCTAAAAAACAACACAATTTCATGGCGGCTGTGGCTAATAACCCAGCGTTTGCCAAGAAAGCAGGCGTCCCACAATCCGTGGGCAAAGAATTCTCCAACGCGGACAAGGGCCGCAAATTTTCTAAAGGTGGCGATATGAAACATGAAGACGTGAAAATGGATAAGTCCATGATGCAAAAGGCCGTGAATAAACACGAAGGCCGCTTGCACAAAGGCGCAGAAAAAACCAAATTGGCCGCGGGTGGCTACACACGAGCTGCTGATGGTATTGCCTCTAAGGGTAAAACCAAAGGCAAGATGATCGCTATGTGCGGCGGCGGGATGTACAAAAAATGATTGCCAGTCGTGGCATGGGGGCGGTGTCCCCCAGCAAAATGCCCAAAGGCGTGAAAAAAGCACGCCGGGACGACACTGACTTCACGCAGTACGCGGAAGGCGGACAAGTTGGTTTGTACGCTAACATCAACGCCAAACGTGCGCGTGGGGAAAAGATGCGCAAACCCGGTCAGAAGGGCGCGCCCACGGCTCAGGCTTTTATTGACTCTGCAAAGACGGCTAAAAAATGACAACTACCGGCACCACACTATTCAACATGGACTTCACGGAGATCGCTGAAGAGGCATGGGAGCGTGCGGGCCGGGAGATGCGTTCGGGCTACGACTTGCGCACAGCGCGTCGTTCCATGAACCTGATGACCATTGAGTGGCAGAATCGTGGCATCAACATGTGGACCATTGATCAGGGAACTATCACCCTGACGGCTGGTGTAAACACATATGCTTTGCCTGTTGATACGATTGATTTGTTAGAACACGTCATTCGTACCGGCCAGAATGTATCGTCTACGCAGGCAGATCTAACGATTACACGTATTAGCGTTTCGACTTACGCCACTATCCCAAATAAGCTACAACAAGCTAGACCCATTCAGGTTTGGATTCAAAGACTTTCAGGTCAGGTTTCCCCCGCTAATGCAACATTGTCTTCGACGATTAACTCAACGACAACGACAATTACCCTTAGCTCAACGGCAAGTCTTCCAAGCGCAGGATTTGTTCGTATAGACAGTGAAGATATTCTGTATCAATGGCTAGATGGTAATTCGTTGGGTGGCGTTGTACGTGGGCAAAACGGTACAACGGCGGCAAGCCATACGGCTGGGGCAACGATATACAACCCCAACCTTCCGGCGGTAACAGTCTGGCCTACGCCAGACAACAGTACGACTTATCAGTTTGTCTACTGGAGAATGAGAAGAGTCCAAGACGCAGGATCGGGTATTCAGACTGCGGACATGAACTTCCGTTTCCTTCCATGTTTAGTAGCAGGTCTGGCGTACTACATTGCCATGAAACAGCCAGAACTTGTATCTCGAGTTGATATGTTGAAGATGGCTTATGAAGAGCAATTCAACTTAGCAGCAGGCGAAGACCGAGAGAAAGCTGCTATACGATTTGTGCCACGCCAACAGTTTATTGGGTCAGGTGGCGGATATGGGTAACAGATTTGCGTCTGGAAAAAATTCGATTGCAATGTGTGATCGATGCGGCCAGCAGTTCAAGTTAAAAAAACTTCGTACGGAAATCATTAAGACAAAGAAGTACAACCTGTTGGTTTGTGATGAGTGTTGGGATCCCGATCAGCCGCAATTATTATTAGGTATGTTCCCTGTGGATGATCCGCAGGCCGTAAGAAACCCACGTAAAGATACAACTTATGTTACGGCTGGAGTCAATGGTCTTGAGTTGTTACCTAATTCGACAGGCGGCGTTCCTACGGGCGGATCTCGAGACATTCAATGGGGCTGGAGTCCAGTTGGTGGTGCTTCTGCTTTTGATAATCCATTAACGCCAAACTACTTGGCCGCAGCCACGGCTGTTGGTACAGTAACGATATCTTTAACATAGGAGTGCATCATGGATGCAAAGACTGCGGTACATAAACATGAAAAGGCTTTGCATCCTGGCAAGCCAATGACCAAATTAGCAAAAGGCGGAAAGACAAATTCCGATATGCTTAAGATGGGACGCAACCTAGCTAAGGTTGCTAATCAAAAGAAATCTTCTTTTAAGTATCGAGGCATGAAATGAAAAATGTAAAGGTATTGAAACAACCTAAACCAGTTCCGGTTGTCCATACAGCGGGGTATCCCGAGAAGGACATCAAGACTACGGGGATTAAAATCCGTGGTACTGGAGCTGCCACCAAAGGTGTAATGGCTAGAGGACCAATGGCGTGACCTATACGGAACTTGTTACAGCGGTTCAGGATTATCTAGAAACCACGTTTACGACGGCGGACATCAATACGATGATCCGTCAGGCGGAACAACGTATCTACAATACTGTACAAGTTTCGTATTTTAGAAAAAACATGACAGGCGTTACTGAGGCAAGCAATCAATACTTAAGCGCGCCTCCAGATTTCTTGTCGGCTTATTCTTTAGCCATCATTGATGCAAATAACGAATACCACTATTTGTTGAACAAAGACGTAAACTTTATTAGAGAAGCCTATCCAAAAACCTTGGGTACAGGTCTTGGTCGGCCAAAACATTACGCAATCTTTGGTCCTACCGTAAATGGTGGCGTTATTTCTAATAATTTAAGTTTCATTCTTGGCCCCACGCCAGATGCAATTTATGGTGTTGAACTTCATTACTTCTACTATCCAGAATCAATTGTTGATGCCAACACGTCTTGGTTAGGGGAGAACTTTGATTCGGTCTTGTTAAATGCTACGTTGTACGAAGGTTCGACGTTCCTTAAGTTAGAACAAGATTTAGTAGCATTAGCAAAAGACCGATATGTTCAATCGATAGCGTTACTGAAGAACTTGGGTGACGGTAAGCAAAGAATGGATGCTTACCGTGATGGTCAGGTTAGGGTCCAGGTGTCATGAGTATTGTCCAAGGACAAACAACTAGCTTTAAAGTGGAACTGTATGAAGGCATTCACGATCTTCTAACGGACACTTTAAAGATTGCTTTGTATACGGCTAATGCTGATTTGAACCAAGCCACGACGGTATACACGACAGCCAACGAAGTATCAGGTACTGGTTATAGCGCAGGTGGAAAAGTGTTAACGGGTACAACGGTTAGTTCTTCTGGGACCGTTGCGTTTGTAGACTTTGATAATGTGATTTGGGATCCTGCTTCATTTACTGCGCGGTGTGCTTTAATTTACAACAGCAGCAAAGCGGATCGATCTATAGCTGTTTTAGATTTTGGTTCAGATAAAACAACGACAACAAAGTTTACAATTACGATGCCTACCAATTCAGCAACAAATGCTTTGATAAGGATGGACTAGCATGGCAACAGTCTTTACAACCAAAGGCGATATGGATGAGGCGCTTCTTGATAAAAAAGAAGGTGTCATCGACAACGATAACGAATACACTACATGGGTAGAGTATTGGCATGAGGGTGAGTTAGTTCATCGTTCTGCCCACGTTACTTTGAAACAAATGCCTGCATTTGCAGGTGCAGAAGTGGCAACTTTTTAAGGAAATATCATGGCTAATACCCAATCTATGTGTACTTCGTTTATGGGTGAGCTTTTAACAGCTACTCATAATTTTGGTACTGCTCCAACAAGAGGCACGTCTACGGCAGATACGTTTAAAGCTGCGTTGTATCTTGCTTCGGCTACTGTAAACGCTTCCACCACTGCTTATTCAGCTACTAATGAAGTATCTGGAACAAACTATACAGCGGGTGGGGTGTCTATATCTGGTTGGAATGCTCCTACGGCAACCAACTCTTCTTCTACGGCAGGGGTAGCGTTTACTACGCCTACAGCGTCAATTTCGTACACCAGCGTTACGCTTTCTACGGCTTTTGATTGTGTTTTGATTTATAACTCGACCCAATCAGATAAAGCGGTTAGTGTTCATACGTTTGGCTCACAGACAATTACGGCTGGTACGTTTACGCTGACAATGCCTACAAATAACACGACCAACGCTTTACTTAGACTTGCGACTACATAATCGTGGCTTTTGTAGTTGCTGATCGTGTACAAGTTACTGTATCTGCGCCGGGGTCGGGTACAACCATAACCCTAGGCGCGGCGGTAACTGGGTTCCAAGACTTTGCAGTTATTGGTGACGGTAATAGCACTTACTACACGATAGCCGACCAGTCAGGTTCTAACTGGGAAGTTGGAATCGGAACTTACACGTCTTCTGGCACAACATTGTCAAGGGATACGGTGCTATCAAATTCTGCCGGAAATACAAGCAGAATAAATTTTAGCTCTGGAACACAAAACGTATTCGTAACACTTCCTGCTGAAGCAACGCTGGCTAATTCGCCAAACTTGGATGGCGGCGTACCCTCAACTAACTATGGCGGCGCACAGGCTATCGATGGAGGAGCACCCTAATGGCCGTTCAAATTCAAACTCGTAATGGCACTGCTGCTCAGTGGACATCTGCTAACCCTACTTTAATGGTAGGTGAAATTGGTGCGGAAACGGATACAGGGCGGTTCAAGATTGGTAATGGCTCCACGGCTTGGAACAGTCTTACTTATGCTGCAAGTGCAAAATGGCTTGGCGCGTACAGTGCGGGTACTGCTTACGTAGTAAACGACGTTGTTTCTTATAACAACTCATCCTATATCTGCATACTTAACTCTACTGGCAATCTTCCTACCAACGCAACATATTGGTCATTACTAGCTCTTGCTGGAACCAACGGCACAAACGGCACAAACGGCACATCATTTATATGGCAAGGGGCTTACAACGGCGCAACAGCGTACGTTGCTAATGATGTAGTCAGCTATAACAACTCAAGCTACATTTGTATTCTGGCATCGACCGGCAATCTACCCACGAACGCAACTTACTGGAGCCTTATGGCTTTGGCGGGCGCTGGTGATGTGGTTGGCCCTGCTAGCTCAACAGATAGTGTTCTTGCGGTCTATGATGGAACGACGGGCAAGCTGCTGAAAAACAGCACGATGGCGATTAGCTCGGTGGGCTATATCGGCTCACCACAAGTTTCTGGTGGTGCATCTGCTTATACGCTTGCGCTGACTGACGCGGGCGACCATGTTTACTTCACTGGTGGCAGTACAGCGACCCTCACGGTTCCAACTAACGCAACTGTTGCTTTTCCGATAGGCACAACGATTCTTGCGCTGAACAACAACAGTGGTAACTTAACGATCTCTGGTGCTGGCGTGACGTTTCAGCTAGCCAACGGATCAACAGGAAACCGTACAGTAGCCACTAAAGGGATGGCATCATTGTTGAAAGTCGCTACAGATACTTGGTGGGTTGCTGGGCCAGGGGTGACCTGATATGGCTGGTAACTTAACAGCAATGATTGCGGCTATCTTCTCAGGTAGCGCAGTCTCAACCGACCCCTACTTCAACCTCACCACGCTGCTGTTATCGACCACAGCAACGAATGGTCAGCAGAACAATACGTTTCAAGACAGCTCTACCAATAACTTCACCATTACCCGCAACCCAGCGACAGGGCCAAATGCACCGACACAGGGTACGTTCTCACCGTTCAGTCAGACGGGGTGGTCAAACTATTTTGATGGTACAGATGACCGATTGTCTGTGCCGGATGACGCAAAATATTATGTTGGATCGTCTGATTTTACTATTGAGTGCTGGGCATATAACACAGCATGGGATGTAGACGATAATTTATTATTTGAAAAAGGTAGGTTTGCAGTAGGCAAAGAAATGCGAGCCTACATGGATGCTACATCTGTTGTAGTAGCTCTAAACGTAAGTGGGTCTGCAACAGGCGCGTATACAACTATCACAGCGTCTACCACTAACAGTCTTAATACTTGGTATCACCTTGCGTTCGTTCGCAGCGGTAATACTGTTTACATTTTTCGTGATGGGGCGTTGCTGACTTCGGGTTCTGTTACTGGAACCGTATTTAATTCAACCGAAGTCATGGCGATAGGCGGCGCTGCCGACGGTAATAACAACATTATGATGAACGGATACATAAGCAATTTCCGTATCATCACTGGACAAGCGGTTGCAACGTCAACATTTACCCCACCAACGTCGCCCCTAACAACATCTACGACTGGGTGGGTTGTTGGTGGTTCTGCTGTTGCTTTAACGGGTACGGTCGGCCTTTTAACGTGTCAGTCAAATCGGTTTCTTGATACAAGCGCAAGTCCGCTTTCTATTACTGTAGGAGCTGGCACACCTACCGTCGTCCCCTTCTCCCCATTCAACCCCACAAGCGCATGGTCGGCTTCAACGGTTGGTGGGTCTGGGTATTTCGATGGGACGGGGGATCAACTTACCGAATCAAGTAGTGCGCTGTTTAGTATGGGAACTGGGCAGTTCACAATCGAATTTTGGCTTTATAGAACAGCAAGTGCTTTTCAAACTTTGTTTACAAGTAATAGCGGTTCAACTTCTATACAAATGTTTACAAATACAGGTAATACCGCCGAGTTGTGGATCGCTGCATCTCAATTAACCAGCAATTTTGGATCGCTTGCGCTTAATTCGTGGAATCATGTTGCGGTAGTGCGTGATGGGTCTAGCAATATGTCCGCATATGTTAATGGTGTGCGTGGATATACAGCAGTAAAGACAGATAATCTTAACAATGTTGGGATTCGAGTAGGAGGAAGAGGGGCAGATTATTTAAGCGGATATATATCTGGGTTTAGATGGGTATCTGGAGCTGCTTTATATAGCGGCACTTCATTTACTGTTCCTACTTCACCTCCAACTGCAACGCCAAGCTCTGGTACAACAGTCCTCCTTCTCAACTTCACCAACTCCGGCATCTACGACGCTACTGCAAAGAATGTGTTGGAGACGGTTGGTAATGCTCAGGTAAGTACCACACAGAGCAAGTGGTCACCAACTTCGATGTACTTTGATGGGACTGGGGACTATTTACTTATTCCTGATAACCCGTCACAAAGAATTGGTACAGGTAATTTTACTGTTGAGTGTTGGGTGTATCGTAATGCTTCTGGAGTATATGGATTGATTGGTAAGGGAACCGGAACGACAGGTTGGTTGTTATCGCTTAATAGCAGCAATCAAGTTGTTTTTACTTATGGGTCAAGCACCATTACGTCAACAGGTACGATTTCAGCGACAACGTGGACGCACATTGCTGTTGTCCGATCAGGCACTGGCGCAAATCTAACAAAAATTTACATAGGTGGGACGAATGATGGGACGGGAACGGTAAGCACCGACTTTAACCAGACCAATGCAATGTATGTTGCTGCTGACAGGACAGGCGGTAGTAACGCAAATGCTTATGTGCAAGATACTAGAGTTACTTTATACGCTAGGTATTCAGCCAACTTCACCCCACCAAACGCAGCCTTCCCCGTTCAATAAGGACTAAATATGCTTTGGACAAAGAACGGATCAATACCTTACGAAACCACAGATGGTACGGAAGGCTGGCAACCAGCACCGGATAAGCCAGAGGCTCCTGAAGGCAAGGAAGTGATTTGGGTAGCACCGCAGTGGATCATCAGAGACCCCGCACCGGCAAACCGTGAGGGCTATCAGTGGGCGTATTTCTTGAACGAAGGTTGGGTGGAGTTAGCTACTGACACACAAGCAGAGCAACCGATACAATCGTTTGCGACAGATCAATTTTCCAATTTGACAACTGCACAGCTATAAGGTAAAAATGTGTTCGGCTTTGATCCATTTTCAACTGCGCCGTTTTCAGCGATAAGTGGGTCGGGTGTCAACACATATACGCGTGAAGTAGCCGAAACAGCCACCGGTACTGACGCTACCGCTGCAATCCTAACGATTAATTCTGCCGTTGCAGAAACGGCCACGGCAACAGACACCACCGACGCAACACCCATATTAAGCGGGGCTATAGCCGAGTCCGCCACGGGTACTGATGCCGTAAGCGCAGAGCAAACGCTGGGTGCGAGCGTAGCCGAGTCCGCTACAGGTACTGACTCAATTACCACTGACCTTACGCTAAATACAAATCTTGCTGAGTCGGCTACTGCTACGGATTCGGTGGTGTCTGTTGCCGTGGCCGTTTCTGCAACGGCAGAATTAATCGTTAGGATTGCAGCGGTAGCGTCAGTACCGGTGGCTGTTTCGGC